ATGATGATAATTTTAAAAAATATTTAAACAGTTTATCAGAAACAAATTTAAAAGATTTGAAAAATGGAGCACAAGTTTTTAAAATTATTATTGAAGATAGTGAAAACGCTAATCTTATACGTGATATGTATTATGACAAACGGTTAGAATGGCTTGCTGCTGCTGACAAGAAAAAATATATAGAATGTTTCACTTTATCAGCACATCCTGCCGAGACCGCGGACAACTGCATGAATACGCCTAAATTCTTCTATGATTTTTTAGTTGTTAAAAAAGAAGATATAATAAAACCTGCTGCTTCACCTGCTGCTTCACCTGCTGCTTCACCTGCTGCTGCACCTGCTGCTGCACCTGCTGCTTCACCTGCTGCTGCACCTGCTTCTGTAGAAGGCGGAACTCGTCGCCGTCGTCGTAATAACAAAAAAAGCAAACGCAAATCTAAAAATAATCGCAAAAAAACAAATCGCCGTCGTTAACAAAATTGAAACTACTATGCAATATGTTCATTTAGATATTATTTATAAATGTATCATATATGACGGTTTTCAATATAGAAAACAAAACAAAATTTATCAAGTGGTTTGTAATCAATTTATTGATTGTATTTGGTGTTTATAATTTATGCAGTTCTCACGAAGCAGTTGAGAGAAAATCTAGATTGTCAATGAATTATTATCAAAAAATGGAATACAGAAATAGATTATATTGTTCTTTGAGTCCAGTGATTTTAATATTATTAGCAGTTTTACTAACTTTTACATTTAATGAAAACGCATTTCGACTTTATTTTTCATTTGGTTTATTGGCATTATGGATGTCAATTTACTACATCTTATAAATGCATGTATATTATTTTTGTAAAAAAAATAATATAACCTTTACAAAACAAAAGGAGGGTTCAAAAGGCGTAAACTTGTTGACCTTCGGTTCCCTTTATAGGTACATACTGTTCAACACGCTCTGGCTAATGCACTCTTCCACTTTCACCAAAGTATCCACGTCTTTTTTCGTCAAAGTATATGGAAACGTCACTTTAATTCCCATTTCTTTCTCGAAAATGCCCGTTGTTTCCGGCTTCACCAGTCTATACAAGTTCAACTTGGTGTGTATGATTTCCAAAGTTCGTTTCAAATTACGCACGCCTTCTTCACCTTTCGCCTGGTTTGAAATGATATGTGACAAAACGTCATCGCTGATAACAATATCATCCGGTCCAAATCCAACTTGTTCGCGAATCTTGGGCAACATATAGTTTCGTGCAATTGTCAGCTTCTCCTTCAAATCATATCCCTTTGTGACAATTCTATACATTCGGTCTTTCAAAATTGGGTTTATCAGTTTCTCATCATTGTAACTGAATATAAACAAACACTTGCTCAAATCTAACTCAATTTCCGAGAAATACTTGTCGTGAAACTGACTATTTTGCGACGTGTCCGTCAAATGTGTAAGAATTCCAATGATTTCCTGGCCTCTCGCAGTATCACTGACTTTATCCAACTCATCAAAGTAGATGACCGGGTTCATACATTTGCTTTCAGTCAATATTTGCACGATTTTGCCCCAGGTGCTTCCCTCATAGGTGTAAGAATGGCCTTCCAAGAAACTACTGTCGCCGCATCCACCAAGTGCGATGAACGCAAACTCGCGTCCCAAAATCTTGCTGATTCCGTCCTTGACAAGAGAAGTTTTCCCGGTACCTGGAGGGCCATGTATGGCAATGGCTGTGCCCATCGAGCCAGGATTGGATATCCATTGTCCTACCATCTGCATAATTTGCATCTTTGCCGAATTTAATCCAAATACACAATTGTCCAGCTGTTTCTTGGCATTGACAACATATTCGCTGCACTTATCAATACCATCATTGATATTGATAGTCAAGTTTTTATAGATGCCAAAAGGAATTCGCATGAAATTGTCGACCCAGTTTTTAAGTTTAAAATACTCGGGCTCGCCGGGCTCCATCATACTCAACTGGTTTAGACGCTGAATTGCAATTGCCTTGAATTTAGGCGGAATGTTGGATTGGAGCAAAGTCAAACGATACGGTTTCTCCACATACATGAACTTGTTAATATCATTCAAATCGTTCATAATCTTTAATTGCTCCTTGTTGGACAGCTTTTTCTTAAAATATCCAAATTCGTCAGCCATCTCTTGAGTGTCTGCAAAATTAATCATGTCCTCGTAGACCTTGGCATTCTTGGAACGCGCATTCTTGATTAATTTGGTTATAGAATGCTCACATTGTTTGAGCGCCTTTTGGATAATTTGGTTGTTTGGTTTTGCTTTCAACTTATCCACCAAAATCTTTTTGAGTTCAATGATTTCATTGTATTTGTCTCCAATATCAACTACCTCGGACATGGTATCACTGGCGTCGTCTTTGACCTTCTTCTTTTCGGGTTTTGACTTCTTTGCAATGACGCTTTCAGACAAAGACTGGTTTGAAACGGAAGGCGACAATGGCATTCCAACTGGTTCAAAGGTCTCCTTCATAAACGTTTTTTCGTCGTCTGAACCATATTCGTCGTTGGATACATTGGACTGAACTTTGTTTTTTAACTGGCTGCCGCCAATTGTAAAAGTGATTTTGTAGTTTTTCTCGTCTGCGTTATCATTGTCATCCTCATCTTCTTCTTCTTCTTCATCATCTTCTTCTTCATCGGAGTCAATGTCTTCATATACAGTTTCTTCGTCGGAGACAATGTCATCTTCTTCCTCTTCTTCTTCTTCAGACTCCGATTCGTATTTCTTTGATTTGTGCTTTCTTCGTGCTTTTTCTTTTTCTTTCTCTTTTTTATCCTTCTTTTTCTTCTTGTCCGCTACAACTTTGTCATCCATGTATTTGGAAGGAAATAATGATTGCAAGGTTTTGTGGAGTTCAGCCAAATCGTCGGAATTTTCAGAATTGTCGTCAGAAAATGTTTTCTTGGACTTATTCTTCTTTGATTTGGGGGTCTCAATTTCACTATATCCTGATTCATCCGAATCGGAATCAGATACAAAACTGGAATCGTCCGAATCGGATTCGGGCTTGTTCTTCTTGTATTTCTTGTTCTTGGTGATAATTTCGGTCTTAGTTCTTGGCATTTTTTGAATTGTATTGTGTTTTTGTGCATTTGGTTTTATTTTGTTTTAAAAATTCAATTTTATGAATTTTTCAAAAAAATGTTTTTGTAAAATTGAATTTTACTTTAGTGTTTTGTAAAATGATATAAATAATACCTAATATAATATATAGCAACTATTAAAAAATGTCAGGAAACAAACAAGTATCAAACGCAGCATACAAGAATCCCAGTAGAATTATTGGGATTCAATTTGGAATGTCATCGCCAGAAGAGATACGCAAAGCTGGTGTAGTAGAAGTTGTCTCAAAGGATACCTACGTTGGTAACAAAGAAGTGCCGGGTGGTTTGTTTGACCCAAGAATGGGTGTTCTTGGGCCTGGTTCAATTTGCCCAACTGACGGATTAACATATATTCAAACGCCCGGATATTTTGGATATATCGAAATGGCGCGTCCAGTGTTCTTTATTCAGCATATCAAGGAAATCATGAAAATCCTCAAATGTGTATGTTTCAAATGCAGCAAGTTATTGATAAACAAAGACGACCACAAACATGTTCTTGAAATGAATTCATACAAACGTTGGGACTATGTTTACCCATTGTGTCAAAATGTTAAACGTTGCGGCGAGTTAACTGAATCCGGATGCGGATGCAAACAACCGGATAAAATAAAACTTGAAGACATGGCAACAATCAATGCTTCCTGGGGCAATTTAGTAAACGAATCTGAAAACATGTCAATGATTTTATCTGCCGAAATTGTTTTGAAAATTTTCAAGCGCATATCAGACGAAGATGTTGAGTTTATGGGATTTAGTGCAACCTGGTCTAGACCCGACTGGATGATTTGTCAGGTGTTGCCGGTTGCACCGCCTTCTGTAAGACCGTCTGTTAAAATGGATGCTAACCAGCGCTCAGAAGACGATTTGACAAACATTTATGGCCATATTATCAAGACGAACAAGGATTTGGCTGACCGAATTAGCAGCGGCACTGTTTCACCAGAATTGATTAACAAGTTAACCACTGTTTTGCAATATTATGTTGCAATGATTGTTAACAATAAAGTGAAGGGTGCGGTGCCGATGGCGCAGCGAACTGGGCGTCCTTTGCAGTGCATTACCGGCCGTCTGAATTCCAAGAATGGTCGTATTCGCGGTAATTTAATGGGTAAGCGTGTGGACTTCAGTGCGCGTTCGGTCATTACTGGCGACCCCAATTTGTCTGCGCGCCAGCTGGGTGTGCCGATGAAAGTGGCCATGTGTTTGACAAAACCGGTGGTTGTCAATGACCGAAACAAAAACTTCTTAACCAAATTGGTTCAAAACGGACCGGAGAAGTATCCTGGTGCAAAGATTCTGGAGAAGAAGGACGGGTCCAATGTGTCGTTGAGATATGTGGACCGCGATTCCATCCGATTGGAAAACGGCGACGTGGTTCATCGACATATGATGGATGGCGACGCGGTGCTTTTCAATCGTCAGCCCAGTTTGCACAGAATGAGTATGATGTGTCATATTGTGAAAGTGATGAAGCGTGGAGATACGTTTCGGATGAACGTGTGCGACACTAAACCATACAATGCTGACTTTGATGGTGATAGACATTTTGTCACCAACAAGAGACTGCTTTTCAAGATGTAGATAAAACTTGAAGAGGAAAACAGTGTAATATCTACTTGTCAATAATGAGGATGTGTATAGTTATTGGCAAATATAATCTCTTAGTCATTTGATAAATATATAAAAACTTGCTCTTATAATAATATAATAAATGAATAAAATACTTGATATAACGGAAAAGGAAAAAGTGGTTGGAGAAATATACGTAATAACAAATACAATAAATAATAAAAAATATGTTGGACAAACAAGGAGTCATCGATTGAACCATAATAAATACAGACCATTTGGATACATTGGACGGTTTAAAGACCACATCAATGAATGTTATTCAAAAAAGAAAAATTGTTGTAATTATTTGAATTCTGCTTTATTGAAATATGATGTCAATACATTTACTTGCGAGAAAATATTAGAATGCTCACCTGATAAATTGGACGAATATGAAATAAAATATATCAAAGAATATAATACAAAATATCCAAATGGTTATAATTTAACGGATGGAGGAAAAACATGTCGGTATGTTCGGGTTGATAAATCACTTGTATCTTTTGCAGAAAGACAAAAGGTTGTAAAAAGAAGTGAAATCACGAAACAACGAATCTCGGAAGGGATTAAAGAAGCATTGAAAGATGTTTCCAAACGAACTGAAATGATGAAATCCACATTCAAACAACATATGAATCAAAAGTTTGAAAGATTCAAAGATGTGAAAATTGATGAATCCAATATTGAAAAATATATATATTACGTAAAAAACAACTCACTTAATTATACTTATATCAAAGTAAAAATAAATAATATACAAACAACTTTTGTTGGAAAACACGAAACCATAGAAGAAATAAAAATAAGAGCAATTGATTTTATAGAAAAACTTATCAAATGGCAACACGACCAAATTGCGGGAAACCTCCTTAGAGCCTTCACTACCACCCACCCACAGAAATGTGAGGTCGGGGAACTCGGTTAATTGCCGAAAACAATGGTAAAAATGTGAAGGATTGGGCAATCCGCAGCCAAGCCCCTAAACTCGTTATGATAGAGCATGGGGAAGGTTCAGAGACTTGATGATTGTGGTTCGCAAATGATGGCCTAACCAACCAGATGCGGAATAAGGTAAAGTCCAGCCACTGCAGAAATGCAGTGGATATAACTTAAAAATTAAGTTAATGGAAATGAATATGCATATGCCCCAAAACGAATTGTCCGAGTCCGAGTTGCGAAACTTGGCGGCGATTCCCTACCAGATAATTAGTCCTTCCAGCAACGCCCCCATCATTGGTATTTACCAAGATTCCATGTTGGGTTCGTATCTATTCACACGAGACGACGTGAAATTTAATCCAAGACAAGCAATGAACTTGTTGATGGGTTATTCCAAAGTGGATATGAAGGAATTGAGAGAAAAGAAGCAGATTACCAGCTTCGACATATTATCGCAAATAACCCCCCCAATTTCATTAAAATACAAAACCAAATTGTTCGAGGATGATGAAGATGCAACCACCTCCAACAATGTTCTGGAAATCATTGACGGAAAATACATCCGAGGACAAGCCGAGAAGGGTGTCTTCGGTTCAGGAACAAAAGGTATTCTGAACCGTATATGCAACGATTTCGGAAACATGGCGTGCTCCAATTACATTGATGATTTGCAGCAGATAATTACCGAATACATGAAAACCAGTGCATACAGTGTTGGTATTAGTGATTTGATATCGAACTCCGAAACCACGGAACGAGTGTTGCGCGTAATTATGGAAAAGATGAACGATGTCAAGGATATTATTGACAAAGTCCATCTCGGAATACTTGAAAACAACTCGGGCAAGACAAATGTCCAGGAGTTTGAAATCCAAGTCGGCAATGTTTTGAACAATGCAACCAGCGAAACTGGTAAAATTGGCGTCAAGAGTTTGGACAAAAGTAACAGATTCGTCAAGATTGTCAAATCCGGTTCCAAAGGTTCTATGTTGAATATTTCCCAGATGATTTCGTGTCTGGGTCAGCAAAGTATTGATGGAAAGCGTGTCCCCTACGGTTTTGACAACCGAACGCTGCCCCATTTCAGCAAATACGACGACTCCCCAGAAGCACGCGGTTTTGTCAAGAACTCATACATTTCTGGATTGACTGCACCGGAATTGTTCTTCCACGCGATGGGTGGTCGTATGGGTTTGATTGACACTGCCGTGAAATCCGTGACCTGGGAAACCCCCATTGTGCTAATTGACGAAAACGGCAAGCCAATTTACACGGAAATTGGCCGCTGGATTGATGGCAAATTAGACGCAAGTGTTGATGCAGTTCAGCATTTTGACGAGAAAAATATGGAACTGCTGAATGTGAACAATATTTATGTTCCGACCACTTGCGAAAATGGAAAGGTTTCGTGGGAAGAAATCACAGCGGTTACAAGACACGACCCTGGAACCAAATTATACGAGATAAAGACTTTGGGTGGTCGCACAGTAACTGTAACCGAAAGTAAATCATTATTAATTTGGAACAAAGAGAGAAATGGATTCTATGAAATGCTAACTCCCGAGATTTGTGTGGGTGATTGTGTTCCAGTTACGGCTGAATTGTGTGAACCACCAACTGTTTTGAACCAGATTCTTTTGGCCGATTATTTGTCAAAGAAAGACTTTGTGTTTGGAACTGATTTCAACAAGGCAATTGAGTTAATGAATGAAACAATGGAGTCCCGCAATAAAATACCTGCAGGTTGGTGGAATGAAAATAATGGAACTGCATTCCAACTTCCTTACACCAAGAAGTCTTCGTTGCAAAGAACAACTGTGAGATGTGACAATGCAAACATTAAAGATGGCTGCATTTATCCTTATCATGCTCAAAGAGTTGTTAATGCAGAAATTTGCGATACATTTGAATTAAATTACGAAAATGGTGTCTTTGTTGGTTTATTCTTGGCAGAAGGAAATGTGAACAACAGTTCTATTTCAATCACAAATAACAATGAAAGTATACGCAATTTTGTTAAATTGTGGTTTAGTAAACAACAAATTCATTGGACCGAGTTGCAGAAAACCAATCATATTGGTGGATTAACAACAACTGTAAGAGGTTCTTCCGCCGTATTGTCACAATTCATCAGCAAATTGGTTGGTCACGGTGCTTCTAATAAATACGTTCATACTGAAGCATTTGTTGCAAACACTGATTATATCTGCGGACTTCTTAGTGGATACTTTTCTGGAGACGGAACCATTTCAAAGAACAGTGTTGAGGCATGTTCTTCGTCAAAACGTCTAATTGAAGGTATCAGTATGTTGTGCTCGCGTATTGGAATTTTCTGCAAAGTGTTCCAAACACAATTGAAGAAGAATAACTTGGGAACTGTGAATATCAAGCCTTCTTACAGAATCAGCATTCGTTCACAGTGGGGCAAGATATTTGCAGAGAAAGTGAAATTATTGGATGACAAGAAACAGTGTAAACTAGTTGCAATCCAATGGAACACAACTCATCGCAACTTTGCAACCCACAACAATGTTGTTTTAGACCCAATTGTTGAAATTGTGCCAATTGGTGTGGAAAATCACCCTAAAATGTATGACCTTACCATTCCAACAACATTGAATTTTGGTTTGGCAAATGGATTGCAAGTGAGAGATACGAGTCAGACCGGATATATTCAGCGTCGGTTGGTTAAGGGTCTCGAGGATTTGAAGGTCGAGTATGACGGCACGGTTCGCAACAACATGGGCAAAATTGTCCAGTTCACATATGGCGATGACGGTGCGGAAACCACACGCGTTGAAAACCAGAGCATCCAGTTGGTAAATATGTCAATTGATGACATTTACATGTATTATGACCTTGTTGGAATCAATGATGGCGAGAACAAGGATTTAATGCAAATTTACACGACCGATACTGCAAAGCGTTTCAAGAAACAAAGAGATGAAACCAAATTAATGTGCAAAACGCGCATTGAGAAGTTGATAGAGTATCGCGATGAACTGGTTGATAAAGTGTTCAAGTTCAAGAATGAAAACACAATTAAAGCCCCCATTGCATTCCAGCACATTGTTCAAAATATTCAGGGACAGATGAATATAACATCAAATAGTGCAGTGGACATTACTCCATTGGAATTCATTGCAGTTTGCGACGAAACGCTTGCAAAGCTGAAGAAAATGTTCAATGTGACCCGGTTGTTTGAAATCCTGTTCTCATTCAACCTGTCGCCAAAGGAGATTTTAATCAAGAAGCGATTTAATAAACAGGCGGTCACCGTGCTCATGGAACATATTATTCTAAATTACAAGAAATCCATTGTGCATCCGGGTGAAATGGTGGGTGTCATTGCTGGTCAATCAATTGGCGAACCCACCACGCAGCTGACTTTAAATACATTTCATCACAGTGGCGTTGCAACAAAGTCCAACGTCACACGTGGTGTGCCAAGAATTGAGGAAATTTTAAGACTCACTCGAAATCCGGACAAACCTTCCGCCACAGTTTTCTTGAGACCGGATGACCAATACAACAAAGACCGTGCCACCAATTACTGTAACATGATACAGCACACAAAATTGGTGGATGTAGTAAAGTCAGTCGAAATTTGTTTTGACCCCGAAGACGAAAATACAAAAATATTCCAAGACCAAGACCTTATTAAACAGTATTATGAATTTGAAGAATTGATTCACGACTGCATTCAGGATGGCGAAGGAGTAGAATCATCCAAATCCAAATGGATAATTCGCATTGAAATTGACGCGGAAACATTGCTGGACAAAAACATTACAATGGATGACATTCACTATGCAATTAAACAAAGCCACGACAAGAATGTCAACTGTATATTTTCAGACATGAATTCGAGCAATTTGATTTTTCGAATCCGATTAAATTCTGAATTATTAAAAAAGAAGAAAGGTGCGGCGGAGACATTGGACCAATCCGACCAAATCTATTTGCTTAAAAATTTCCAAGACAATTTGTTGAACAATATTGTTCTTCGAGGTGTTAATGGAATCACCAACGTAAACCCACGATTACTGAAGAACATGGTCGTCAAAGAAGACAGTAAATACGTCTCCAAAGATGCGTGGATTTTGGACACAACTGGAACCAATTTGTTGGATTTGTTTGCATTGGATTTCATTGATTACATCCGGACATATAGTAATGACATTCGCGAAATCTATAACTGTTTGGGAATTGAAGCCGCACGCCAAAACATTTTGAACGAGTTCAATGAAGTGATGGAGGCAAGTGATGCATATGTCAATTATCACCATTTGAGTATTTTGTGCGACCGAATGACGGTGAAAGCAGAAATGGTTCCCATGTTTCGTTCAGGAATCATGAATGATGACATTGGACCCATTTCAAAGGGAACCTATGAGATGCACACCGAAGTGTTCTTGGATGCAAGCAGACACGGTGATTTTGACCAGATGCGCGGAGTATCTGCCAATGTGATGTGTGGGCAACCAGGTTATTATGGAACCAATGCATTTAATCTGCTATTGGATTTGAATGCAATGAAAGATGTTGCTTCATCTGATGTTAATAAAGATTATGATATTGGTGAACACTTTGGAAAACTTGCATCGGAAGAAGAGAAATGCGACATTCGCAAGATTGATATTGACAATAATATTACAAATATTCAGAAGCATGACCTAGGTAGTTGTGATGATAAATATGAAATCTTTTAAGAAAAAATTGCATAAAGACCCATCGGTATAAAAATAAATAAAAACATAGTTATTTTTTTATTTATTCTTCCTTTATTTTTTAGAAACCACTTAAACATTTTTACGTAAAATAAATAAAAATGCAATCTATTTTCAATACAATATTATCAAATGACCCATCTGTAAAAGACCAGAATAATATTTTAAAATCCATTATTTTATTACGCCAAGTGAATTATGAAATTAAATTGAAATTTGCAAGATATTTATTAATGGAAGACAAAACAAATTTCTACAAGGCACAAAATCTTTATTACATTTTGCAAAGATTTATTCAAAAATGCAAATTAAAAAAAATAAAAAAGTTTGACGTGGAATATGATTTAAGAATGGCACCATTTGTTCCCACAACCAAGATTGAATTGTTGGAAAATAAACAGATTTATCCATTCAACATATATGATTTATTGAATATTGTGTCAACGTCACTTCTTAATCAGAACAATTTGTTTGCAAATCCCCAATATCCAAAAAACCCATACACCAACTTAAATTTCAAATTTCATAATTTGTATAATATTTACATTTGGTGCTTGGAACATAAGATAAGAATCCCAACCATAGTAACATATTTTTGCAATTGTGGTTTTTGTCTACCCGTATTTTTTGAAAAACACAAATCGCAATTGTGTGAATGGGCAATTGATTCATTTTTGTCAAATGACGTAAATATTTCAGATACAATTGTTGAAGATTTGTTTGACATGTGTTACATATACAATATACGCGTGCACAAAGAGTTTCCAATCAAAAAATTATTTTTGATTTTGCGTCCATATTTAAAAAACCATTATAATTACCGGAATAAAAATGAGACAGAAAAATTATTGGACTGTTTTACACTTTACAACCCATTTTTTGGAAGAAAGTATCGGACACCCGACGGCAAAATAGTATTTGATGACAGGCATTTGCCATTTCAACAAATAAAAAACGGAATATTCAAGGATATTTGGAATACAAAAATGTTCAATAAATTAAATGCAAACAAATATAAATACAATGATATTTATTGCATAAGCTTGGAACCAATTAAAGGTGTTGAAGAATATGACTATTATGAGGAGGAAGAAGAAGACATATTTGAAGAAGAAGAAGAAGAAGAAGATAATGACCCATAATTTATTGTTGTAAATAATCCGCAAATGAAAACACTTTATTCATTGCAAATATATTTCTCACCCGTTCTGATAAATCGTTCAATTCGGTTCGGTAAAATGATTGCTTTATTAATCTCTGTGGTCTTATTACACCTTGATAACGACTTGCGTCGGGTGCGGATTCGTAAAAGAAAAATCTATCGTCAACATTTCCTCCTAGAATTATCCAGGAATTTGAATATTCTGTGTTTTTGATTGATTCATTATATAATTTATTTTCTATTTCAATCGAAACATCTTTCATAATATTATCCGATGAAAACAAAATAATAGGCACATTGTATTTTTGTGCAAAAACCCATATATCCAGGGTTGTCATATAATATTCTTCGCTTTTTAAAACGGTTTCAAAATCTGTGGTTCCGTTTATCATTCCGCGTTTTCCTTGAATACCGAGAATTTTTACAATTTTTTTTTTATTTTCTGGGTCTACAATATAATCGCGATACGCTATCCACAACATATCTTTTAATTCATCAATGCCGTATTTTTTGTTGTTTACTCGTTCCATTATATAGATTAGAGGCCCAAAGCTGCAGACCGCTGAACCAGTGAATTTAATAATTTCGGTTTCATTTGGAAAAACGAGTTTACCCCAATATTGCCCCTTACCGTCTGGTTTATCTCGGGTTTGGTCGCGAAACGGATTTTCTTTTGCGCAATCGGATTCGTCTGCGGCAGCTACTTCGGCAACAGCAGCTTTTGCTTCAGCTTTTGCTTCGGCTTTTGTATCATCTGCTGCTGCTTCAGCAAAAGCAGTTTTAACATCTCTTGGCGAATACAATTTTGTTTTTGCCATATCATATGGTATTCCATTGACCGAATTAAATGCCGGCAAATATTCATTGTTTTGATTTATTAAATCATCAAAATAATTTTCAGATAAATTGGTTTTGCCAATAATGAATTCATCCGAATTAATTTTATAATTGACATTTCCAAAATTTAAAAACTGATTTGATTTTAATAAAAAATTTTGTATTTGACCAAACCGAACAATTTCGTCGGCAATACGTTGTGGATATATTTCAGAATTTTCCTTTTTCGAAACAAGATTTTTTTGCGGAACAATTAATTGGCACCCGTCTTTATATAAACCACTCTTTCCTTGTTTTTCACAAGTATACGAAACTTCAGATAACATAAGTGGTGACATTTTTGCATAGATAACCACGTCTTCTGTAATCGTTTGAATAAACCGAACAACTTTATTTAATTTCTCTTTATACGAAAGTTCAATATATTTCTCTTCATTTTCATATTTTGAAATATCAACAACATCTTTTACAATTTGCATTGTCTTTTTTAATTTGTCTTTGTATGATAAATTAACATCATTAATAATAGCAATAATTGGTTTACAATCCATTTTATTGTTACGAACTGTTTGCATTATTTCTTTCAACTTTTCTTTAGACACAGAATCCTCATTTTCAATAATAGCTATAATTTGATTGCGACTTTCATTGTCATTTTCCAATAATGTCTTAATAGTAGACCGATACAATGAGTAAAAATTACTTTCCAATTGAATATTTTGAACTGCACGAACTCGTGTGGGGTCATCGGTTCTAGTATTTTGAATTGACATCTCAATCTCATATGGGTCTTTGCCGTCACCAACTTCCAAATCATCTTTAGATTTTTCGTCTTGCACCATGTTTTCGGCAGGGTCACCACTCAATTTTATAAACTGGTTTGTCTCCGTTAAAAATCCAATAATGATTCCCTTGTCGTATATTTTCACTTTTGGTTGGCATAATATACTGGGATTTGCAATTTTCAACTTCATCAGTTCTCTCAGTATCGTC